AATGTTTTTACTGTAACAACTGCCGCATCGACAGCAACTAGCGGAGCGGTGACGTTTTACAGCAGCATTTTGTTAGAACTTAATACGTACAACATTGTTGGTTTACCAATTAAGATTCCCGGCGAGGGGATACTTTGCAGTAACGGCATGTTTGTAGGCGTTGGCGGCTCTGTTTCAGCTACGGTGTTTTATGGCTAAGAAAACCCCATCCCTTGCAGTAGGTCGCGGCGAGAAGCTGCCGGTCTCTAAAGGGGCGGGGTTGACTGCAAAAGGCAGAGCTAAGTACAACGCAGCCACAGGGTCAAACCTCAAAGCGCCACAGCCACAAGGCGGTGCACGTAAGAAGTCATTTTGCGCCCGTATGTCTGGTATGCCGGGGCCGATGAAAGATGAAAAGGGTCAGCCTACTCGTAAGGCTGCTTCGCTAGCAAGATGGAAATGTTGATATGGAACTAAGCACAATTTGGTCAGCAGTCCTCTCTGTTTTGATGGGGATTTTTGGTTTATTTGTCAAAGAAAAGTTTGCTCAAATGAAAGAAATTGGTGAAGATACCAAGCGTGTTGAGCGTCTTTTAAACATAACTCGCGAGGAGATTGCCCGTGATACAGTTACTCAAGCAGAAGTTCAGCGAATCACTGACCACATTGACCAGCGCTTTAACAAGCTTGAAGCAAAGATTGATCAGCTTATTCAAGCGGGGAAATGATGCCAGCGACAAGTAACAAGCAAAAGCGGTTTATGGATGCCGCAGCACACAACCCGGCGTTTGCCAAAAAAGTTGGTGTGCCTGTATCCGTAGCCAAGGATTTCAGTAAGGCAAGTAAGGGCGCGAAATTTGGAAGTTCCAAAACTCGCGCAGATTCCCAAGTGGTAAACAGGCCTGATACAAATCAGGGTAAGAGTGAACTTTTTTCAAAAGGTGGTGATATGAAAGAATCCAAAGCAATGGTAAAAAAAGAAATCGGCTTCATGAAAAAAGCTGGTGCTCCTAAATCCATGATCAAACACGAGAAGTCCGAAATGGGCATGAAAAGCGGCGGCATGACCAAGATGGGCTCTGTTAAAACAAACTCTAAGCCCGATGGTGTTGCTGTCAAGGGTAAGACCAAAGGTACAATGATCAAGATGAAATCTGGCGGCAGAGCCTGCTAAGGAAATATCATGAAAAAACGCAAATTTGCTGCTGGTGGCATGGACACTGAAGAAATAAGTCAAATGCCAAGTGAGCCGCGTTATGGATCTCCAAGCGATGGATCTGGAATGCCAAGAAGCGGTGGATTACCGGGAATGAAAAGGCCATCGATGGCGACCAAAAAAGTTGCACCAAAATCTACAGAGTCTGATTCAGATTCCATAGATTCCATACTTTCCGAAAGAAGCAAAAGAGCAGAAGAAGAAGGACGTGACTATGGCCGTAAAAAAGGTCGGGAACGTCAGGAAGAAGCCAGTGGATTGAGTGGTGTCCTCGGAACTCCAGCCGCGTATGTAAAAAGAGCCGGACAGTACATAGGCGACAAGCTCACGGATGCCGATGCTTATTTATCAGAACAAGCTGGCATGAAACAACGTGCGGCAGGTCTCCGAGGTGAGCGCCGAGGCCTCAAGGAAGAAGGATACAAAAACGGTGGTATGACCGCTTCGGCCTCTAAACGCGGCGACGGTATTGCCCAACGTGGTAAAACTCGTGGGAAGATGATGTAGCTATGGCGCAGCCGTCTGAAGAAATTAAACAAAAGTTAGCGCAACTCCGTGAGGAGTTTGCTGCAAAGGCTTTAGTTGATCAACGCCAAAAACAAGCAATTTTGAACATGGAGCAAATGGCAAACCGCAACAAACCTCCGGTCTCTAAGGCTCAAGGCGGCGTTGTGTCTGCTTCTAAACGTGCTGATGGTATCGCTACCAAAGGCAAAACTCGCGGAAGGATGTGCTAATCATGGATGATACAAAGCAAGCAGTAATTGACGCAGAAGCTCGGGCAAAAAAAGCCAGAGAAGAAGCTCGTTCTAGTGGCACTGATGCGCCACCTACCGATGACATGAAGCAGATCATGGCTGACCGCAAAGCTGAAAAAGCAGCGGAGAAAGCGCCTACTACTCGAACCGAAATGGGTAAGCGCTTTAAGTCCGGTGGTGTTACTCGTGCGGATGGCTGCATCTCTAAGGGCCACACAAAAGGCCGGATGGTGTAATCATGATGTCCAGCCGTGGCATGGGGGCCATAAACCCGAAGAAAATACCCAAAGCTAAAGCCATCAAGATGGCTGAAGGCGGCAAGTCCACGGTCAACGCTGCGGGTAACTATACCAAGCCTGAGCTGCGCAAGCGCATCTTCAACGCTGTAAAAGCAGAGGCTACCGCAGGCACTGGAGCAGGGCAGTGGAGCGCTAGAAAAGCTCAAGTTATGGCTAAACGGTACAAAGCCGCAGGTGGCGGGTACAGAGACTAGTATGAAAGCCCCTCAAAAATCCCTCAAAGACTGGGGCAAACAAGATTGGACAACCAAAAGTGGTAAAAAATCTTCTGACACAGGTGAAAGATACCTACCAAGCGCTGCGATTAAAAGTCTCAGTAGTGCTGAGTACGCTGCAACGACAAAAGCCAAGCGAGCAGGAAAAGCCGCCGGGAAACAGTTTGTAGCTCAGCCTAAAACAATTGCAAAGAAAACAGCAGGGTTTAGATAATGGCAAACACTTCCGGCTCTTCCTCATTTAACCTTGACCTAACTGATTTGGTTGAAGAGGCGTTTGAACGCGCCGGTGGAGAGTTGCGTACAGGTTACGACCTTCGTACCGCGCGACGCAGCTTAAACATCATGTTTGCCGACTGGGCCAATCGCGGCATTAACATGTGGACTATCGATACGGGCACCATTAATTTGGTGCAAGGTCAGAACACATACGCCCTACCGACAGACACCATTGACTTGCTGGAGCATGTCATCCGCACTGGCGGGAACGCAGCGGCTACACAGGCAGACTTGTCAATCACCCGGATCAGCGTGTCAACCTATGCCACGATTCCCAACAAGATCCAACAAGCCCGCCCAATTCAAATTTGGATACAGCGTTTTAATGGACAAACATCCCCAACGGTAATCACGCTTAATGGTGCACTGACCGCCACCGCAACCACTATCACTCTTAGCTCCACCGTTGGCCTGCCTGCGGCTGGGTTTATAAAGATTGACAATGAAGTCATCAACTATGGCTACATATCAGGGAATACCCTTAATAACTGCTTCCGGGGTCAGCAAGACACGACCGCTGCAACACACTTGACGGCAACATCGGTTTACTGGCAGCAGCTGCCCGCTGTAACCGTCTGGCCGACACCGGATGGCTCTCAGACCTACCAATTAATTTATTGGCGTCTACGCCGCACACAGGACGCTGGTGGGGGTGTTAACGTAATGGATGTTCCATTCCGGTTTATTCCCTGCATGGCGGCAGGTTTAGCTTATTACATCGCTGGCAAGATCCAGTCGGGTTTTGAGCGCATGCCTATGTTAAAAGCTCAGTACGATGAAGCTTGGCAATTGGCCGCAAGTGAAGACAGCGAGAGAGCAGCTTTAAGATTGGTGCCCCGGCAGCAGTTCATTGGGGGCATGTAATGGGTAGTCCTTTTGCCAGTGGCAAAATTGCAATTGCAGAATGTGATCGCTGTGGGCAGCGTTTTCTTCTAAAAACTTTAAAGAAGGAAATTATTAAGGGTAAAAATTATGATCTGTTGGTGTGTCCCGAATGCTGGGATCCAGATCATCCACAGTTACACCTTGGTGAGTTTCCGGTAGACGATCCGCAGGCTTTAAGGAATCCTAGACCAGACCGTAGCTACGTGGCTTCTGGGTTGTTGGCAGATGGATACCAAGGTGAGGGAAGTAGAAACATACAATGGGGCTGGTACCCAGTGGGTGGTTCTAGGTTTTTTGATGATGCGCTAACGCCAAATCTCTTGGCTTTAGGCGTACAAATTGGTACAGTTACGGTTACCACTTAAGGAGTGAAAAATGGACGCAAAGAAAGCAGTACGAAAGCACGAAGCAAATATGCACCCCGGCCAAAAGCCGACCAAAATGCGTGCGGGCGGCAAGACCAACGCTGACATGCTCAAGATGGGCCGTGGTTTGGCTAAAGTAGCAAACCAGAAGTCATCTGGTCGGAAAGGTTGATCATGGCTAAATTCAGCAAAAAGATTGGCGGCAAAGAAGTTGGTGATGCCAGCGTCTATGCTGAGCCGCACACCATGACCGGTAAATCCGTCGTTGTGGAAGCTGCCCCGGGCAGGATGCCAAACCATAGCAAATTGGACACCTACAATGTGAGCATTGGTGCTATTAGCAAGTCTGCCGGTGAGCAGCCAATCAAAACCTCGGGCATCAAAATCCGTGGTACAGGCGCAGCTACCAAGGGCTTGATGGCTCGTGGCCCGATGGCGTAAAACATGACCTACACCGAGCTTGTAGCGGCTATTCAGTCGTACACGGAGAATCAGTTCCCAGCCACATATCTGGCGGACAACACTACCGTGTCCAGCACAACCCAGATTAACACTCTGATTGAGCAGGCCGAGCAGCGCATTTACAACTCGGTGCAGTTCCCGTCGATCCGAAAGAATCAGTACTCATTGATAACGGCAAACAACAAGTACGTGTCTCTACCAGACGACTTCTTGGCTGTTTACTCGTTGGCTTTGGTAACAGGTGTTACTGGCGGAAATTTAGATACTGGCACGTTTGAGTATTTACTTAACAAGGACGCAAACTTTATCCGTCAGGCGTACCCCACTCCAAATTCTACGGGCGAGCCAAAATACTACGCTTTGTTTGGGCCGACAATCGTCAGTTCAGCAATTACAAACGAGCTATCACTCATCCTCGGCCCTACGCCGGATGCTGCGTACTACGTGGAATTGCACTATTACTACTATCCCGAGTCCATTACAACCGTTGCCTCTGGACAGACATGGCTAGGCGACAACTTTGATACGGTCTTGCTGTATGGCAGCTTGGTCGAGGCGTACACGTACATGAAGGGCGAGACTGACATGATTGCTTTGTACGACACTAAGTACAAAGAAGCGCTGGCTCTGGCTAAACGTCTGGGTGACGGTATGGAACGCCAAGACGCATACCGATCTGGTCAATATAGACAGGCAGTCACATGACCATAGCTCAGACATCTACAACCAGCTTTAAGGTAGAACTGCTTCAGGCGGTTCACAACTTTGGCCCAACAACGCCAGACACTTTTAAGATTGCCTTGTACACAGCGGAGTCGGATATCGGCCCCGCTACCACTGCATATACAACGGCCAACGAAGTGGTTGGCACTGGTTACACGGCGGGCGGCAATACACTGGTTATTTCGACCAGCCCCACCTCGGGTAACAACAATGCAAACATTCCCACTGCGTTCATTGGTTTCTCCAATACATCTTGGGCAAGTTCAACTATTACGGCTCGCGGCGCTCTAATTTACAACAGTACGCAGGGTAATAAGTCTGTTGCGGTGTTGGACTTTGGTGCGGATAAAACTACAGCCAATGCTACTTTTTTAATCACTTTCCCAGCCGCAGATGCTTCCGGCGCAATTGTGCGAATTTCATAAGGATCAATATGCTTGTAACCACAACCAAAGGTGATATGGACGACTCTCTGCTTGAAAAGCGGAACGGCACAGTGGATAATGACAATGAACTCACGACATGGGTTGAGTACTGGTTAGAGGGCGAGCTTGTTCACCGTTCTGCCCATGTAACTTTGAAGAAGTCGCCCGCGTTCATTGGCGGCGAAACAGAATCAATCGGATAAAGGAAACATCATGGCTAATACTCAATCAATGACCACCTCGTTTATGGGCGAGCTGCTAACAGCAACACATAACTTCGGCACTGCGCCGACCCGTGGCACATCCGCAGCCGACACTTTTAAAGCGGCTTTGTATTTGGCATCTGCTACTTACGACGCATCTACTACGGCATATTCGGCAACTGGAGAAGTCTCTGGTGCTGGGTACACCGCAGGAGGTGTAGCGGTCACGGCTGCAACTCCTCCTACAGCGACCAACGCATCTACTACTGCGGGCGTGGCGTTCTTTACGCCTTCAGCTTCGCTTGTCTACACCTCGGTTACTTTAGCTACAGCCTTTGACGCGGTGTTAATTTATAACTCTTCGCAGAGTAATAAAGCGGTTTCTGTTCATACCTTTGGTAGTCAGACCATCACTGCGGGCACGTTCACTTTAACGATGCCAGCCAACACAACATCAACCGCGTTACTGCGTCTGGCAACAACCTAAGCGGAGGCGGCGAAAGCCGTAGACCATGTTTGGTATCTCCGCATATGCACAGGCCCCGTTTGCGTCATTAGGGGAAAACACAGTTGTTGTTGCCCTTACGGGCGTAGTTGCGACTGGTGCGGTTGGGACGGTAGAGGCTGTTAAGGCTTTTGCTCTTACAGGCAATGAGGCAACGGGTGCTGTTGGGTCTGTAACAGCAGAAATCACTGTTGCTCTTACGGGCGTATCTGCAACTGGCAGTGTTGGCTCTGTTACGCAAAGTCAAGCCGTAGATTTAACTGGTGTTTTATCTAACGCAGATGTTGGTGCTGTAGACGAAACCAACTTCCCATTAATAGCGGGTGTTCATGCTAACGGGGCTACAGGTACACTTACTCCAGAGAAGATATTTGCGCTAACAGGCGTTCAAGCGGACGGTGTAGTAGGCACGGTTGTTCCTAGTATCACGGTTGCTCTTACGGGGGTTGAGGCTTCTGGCGCGGTTGGTACGGTAATCTACAACGAGTCTGATGCGACTAGCGGTGACGAGGCGGTTGGTTCAGTTGGGACAGTAAGCCCTGCTATAACTATTGCCCTAACAGGTGTAGCTGCTTCGGGGGCTGTTGGTACGCTGGTCTTCGGAAAAGAAGCTGCTTTAACAGGCGTTGAAGCTGTTGGTGCAGTAGGAACGGTTGCTGCTGCTAAATCTTTTGCGTTGACTGGTGTACAAGCCTCGGGCGCGGTTGGAACTGTGGTTCCCGTTTACTGGATTTTGGTAGATGACAGCCAGACCGCAAACTGGCAAAATGTGAACGACTCTCAATCTTCTAGCTGGGCGTTGGTCAACACCGCAGAGACATCCAATTGGGCGTTGGTAAACACAGCGGAAACATCTAACTGGGCGCTGGTGGACACCACGGAAGTAGCCGACTGGGCGTTGGTTGAAACAGATTAAGGACAAATATGGCTCTCGTACTTGCAGACCGGGTAAAAGAAACGACCACAACGGCTGGTACGGGAACAGTGACGCTTCTTGGCGCATCAACTGGATTTCAGTCTTTTGCAGTGATCGGCAACGCAAACACAACGTACTACACCATTGCCAGTCAAAGCGGGTCAGAGTGGGAAGTTGGGATTGGTACTTACACATCGTCAGGAACACTCTTAGCCCGTACAACGGTGTTATCAAATAGTTCAGCTACACAGCCATCAGCACTTAGTTTTAGTGCGGGCACAAAGGACGTTTTTGTAGCTTACCCTGCCGAATACTCGGTCACTAACGACCCACCTACGCAGAACATCCTTGACCAAGCGTACTTTCTTTCTTTTATGATGGGCTAATATGGCAACCTACACCAACGTATCGTATGGGGTTAAGAACATAAGCACGAGCGGTTCAACCGTTACAACAGTTGCTTCCGGCACATTGGCTGTAGCCAGCCTTGTGGTGTCTAACACTTCTGTTTCCCCGATTACCTGTGACGTATACATTACCCGCTCGGCGGTCAACTACTATTTGGTAGAGACAGCCACCGTCCCCGTTGGTGGGTCGTTAGAGGTAATTCAAGGAAACAGGATTATTTTGCAGGCTTCAGATGTTTTGGTAGTGCTCTCAAGCGCAGCTACATCGGCAGACGCTTGGGTATCAGGATTAACGGTGGTCTAAATGGCTTTTATAGGTAACACCAATACTACACAGGCGTTTACACCAGCCATTGATTACTTCAATGGTAACGCTTCTACTACGGCGTTTACACTGTCTCGACAAGTTGCGTCTGTAGCGCAGATACAGGTCACGGTTGATAACGTAGCCCAGAACCCTAGTTCGGCGTATTCAGTCAGCGGCAACACCATCACGTTCACTTCTGCTCCGCTGACAGGGGTTAACAATATCTATGTGTACTACACAAGTCCTATAACTCAAGTCATCGCAACAACCGGTGGGACTACCTTACCGACAGTAGCTACCCCAACCAATGTAACACCTGCTCAAGGGGCGACTTCCGTAAACGACCCTATAGCTATGACTGGCACAGCGTACTATGCGTTGTATTCGTATGCACAAAATAGCAGTCAGTGGCAAATATCTACAAGCCCAATTTTTACTACAACGGCTTACGATAGCGGCGACCAAGGCGCGGTAATTACTTTTACTAAACCGTTTGGTGGCATAAACACTAGCACTTTGTACTATTGGAGAGTACGGTATAGGAATGTTGTTACTAATGTTTGGTCAGACTGGTCTTCCCCAACTTCTTTTACCACAGCTACATCGTTTGACTATGTAGTGCAATACCTTACTGTTGCTGGCGGTGGCGGTGGCGGCGCTGGTCAAGGTGGTGTTGGGGCAGGGGGCGGCGGTGGTGCTGGTGGACTTAGGACTGCATCTGGTTTTTCTGTTTCGCCGGGTTCTGTTGTAACTGTTACTGTTGGTGCTGGTGGCGCAAACTCTACGGCGGGTAATAATTCTGTATTTTCAACCATTACTTCAACAGGAGGTGGGCGTGGAGGAGGCGCTTCTGGTGCAGCAACTACTGGTGGCTCTGGTGGCGGCGGTAGGGGTAATAGCGGGGCAGGAGCCGCAGGCACAGCCGGACAAGGTACTAGTGGAGCTTCATCAGGTGGTTCATATGGTGGTTGCGGTGGCGGCGGTGCTTCCGTTGCTGGTACAGCTAACAGCGGCTATTCTGGTGGAGCAGGGGGAAGCGGAACAGCTTCTTCCATAACAGGCTCTAGCGTAACTTACGGAGGTGGCGGTGGCGGCGCTGCTAATGATAATAATAGTGCTGGTGCTGCGGGTGCTGGTGGTGGAGGTGTTGGCGGCGTTAATACTGGAGCAGGCAATCCCGGAACTGCCAATACTGGCGGCGGTGGCGGCGGTGGAGGTCAGGGGTCAGGTATAGGCGGAGCAGGCGGCGCAGGCGGTTCTGGTGTTGTAATTATTTCTGTACCCACTGCAAACTATTCTGGCACAACAACAGGTTCACCAACAGTGACAACAAGTGGCTCAAACACTATCTTGAAATTCACAGCCTCTGGCACTTACACAGCATAAAGGAAACACATGTCACATTTTGCAAAAGTAGTAGACGGCAAGGTCACACAAGTTATCGTTGCTGAACCTGAGTTCTTTCAAACATTTGTGGACTCAAGCCCCGGTGAGTGGATTCAGACTTCGTACAACACACACGGCGGTCAGCATCGTAATGGCGGTACTCCACTGCGTAAGAACTACGCTGGTATTGGCTACTCATACGACCGCACTAAAGACGCATTTATCCCACCAAAGCCGTTTGCAAGCTGGGTACTAAACGACGATACTTGCCTATGGAGCGCACCGACACCGATGCCGACAGACGATAAGGTCTACGAGTGGGATGAGACAACTACGTCTTGGAAAGAAGTAACAAGGGCTTAATATGGCTATCAGCACAATAAGTCAGGCAGGTTTAAACGCACCAATAACTTTAACCAGCCCTGTAATTGCGGGTACGCCTACAGGCGTGGGTGTTCTGACATCTGGAACTGCTGTTGCATCCACATCGGGTACAAGCGTTAGCTTCACGGACATTCCTAGCTGGGTAAAACGGGTTACTGTGATGCTAAATGGTGTTTCACTAAGTGGCACAGGCAATTTAAGTATTTTGATTGGGCCTGTTGCTGGAGTTGAATCTACGGGGTATGTCGCTAATTCTGTATCTTTTTTAACTTCAACGCTGGCTAATACAAATACTACAACTTCATTTTTATTATCAGGAAATAATGCTGCCGCTGCAACATATCAAGGTTCAGTAATTCTTACAAACTTATCTGGAAATGTTTGGACTGCACAAGGCGCTTTATCAAGACTTGGTGATTTTGGTTATAGCTATTTAATTAGCGGTTCAAAAACATTGGCTGGCGTATTGTCTATTGTCAGAATAACTGGTAACGGCACCGATACCTTTGATGCTGGCAGCGTCAATATTCTTTACGAGTAACCTATGTCATACATCGGCAACACCCCAACTTCAATTGCTTTCCTGACGGATACGTTCAGCGGGGATGGAACAACTGTAGGCTACACCATGACGGTGGCCCCTGCCAACACGTCTTCAATCATTGTTGCTGTAACGGGCGTACTCCAAGACCCAAGTACATACTCTGTATCAGGCACAACCCTGACCTTCTCAGCCGCTCCACCAAGCGGTACAAGCAACATCAGCGTCAGATACCTTGGCATCCCAGCCAGCGGCGTGACGACTACAGCCTACAGAACCGTAACGAACTTCACGGCGACAGCGGGCCAGACATCATTCAGTGTTCCTTCCTACACCGTTGGCTACATCGACGTTTACAGGAACGGGGTACGGCTAGTAAATAATGGCACTGACTTTGTAGCCACCACAGGCACAACGGTAGTATTGAACAACGCCTGCACAGTAGGCGATGCAGT